TAATAATCAAAATGGTCTTAAAATATGAAAATTTTGAAGATTGTTTGATGCGAATTAATAAGGGAACTCCAGATTTGGAGTTACACAGAGTTATTGGAATGTGTAGGACTTACTTTCCTAACATTTCATATATGGATAGAGTTATCCAGACATTAGAAGCTGTTTGGATGTTTATTGATTTTACTCAAGAATTCTGGCTCGTTTTAGCTGGAGCTCTTTTCATGGTAGCTCTTGTTTCGGTGGTGCCTTACTGTACGCGTACAGTTTGGTCTTATCTATGTTATCTTTATAACTGGCATAGTTTACGCAATGCTAGTGAACAGAGGTATAAGAGTCTTGATCGTGACGACCCGTATCTTGAGGACGACACGATGATTAAACTCCCTCAGCTTACTACTGTGTATGCTAAAGTTGGTGGCGATTTAATCAAGGTTTTGGTTGATGCTGAAGGTAATATAGTGGGAGTACCTGTGGGTGGAACACAGGTGGTTGATTCTACTATTAATGAAATGGCAATGCCCTACTCCAAGATTTATAATTCTAATAAAACCCCAAAAGGGATGATTAAGTTTTATGATCTGGACATGCATCCAGTTGGATGTGGTGTCCGTGTAGGAGATAGAGTTCTTACTGTATCGCATGTAGCGCAAATAGCTACGTTCGCTGGAACTAGTAAGAAATGCGCTGTCAAAGTAGTTAATGTGCAACATGCAGACGCATTGGATTTTGCGGTTGTGGAGTTGCAGGAGGGAGCCTGGGCTTTCCTAGGTGTTAGAGCTGCAAAGCTCGGCAGACCTAAGTTGAACCAGGGTGTAATGGTCTTTGGACAAAAGGATGATGTTGTTCAGAAATCAGTTGGTGTCTTAATGGATAGAACCAATGAACCATTCGTTGTATCGCATAATGCGTCTACATTGAGAGGGTGGTCAGGTGGTCCTATTTATTCTGACAATCGTGTTGTAGCCTTACACGTCGGAAGTCGTGTAAGTGATGAGGCGGTACATAATAGAGCTTTGGTTCTATTTCCCTTCGTAGAACATTTGGTAGAGGAGTCAGATGATGATCGGTCTAATTATATTTATAATCAGATAGATTTTGAAACCTTACGTAAGACCAAGAAAGGAAAGTTTGATAGACTTGACTTTATGGGAGTGACATATGTCTCTTCCGGTGGTAATTATGCAAGGGTGGCAGTAGACGAGTTTGAAGAGATGAAACAAGTCCAGGGTGAACTCCTGTGGGCTGATATTTCGGATGATGAAATTGAACCCCCTGATTTCCAATACACATTTGAAGCAGATAAGCAAGGGTTGGATTTTGGCGAGTCCTCGAGCATAGACTCGAGGTTAAAGCAACAGTTGGACTCGTCTCAAAGAGTGACTTTAAGTCAGATTATGAGAGAGCCATCAATATCGTCGAAACCCACTTTTCGAGAGGCAGTTATACAGAATCATACGCAAGTGGTGATGTCAAAGGAGCAATCCAAATTGGCACCACAAGACGAAAGTCAGACAGATTCTCTAAAAGACGTAAAGTCGATTTTGATAAAGTTAGAGAAATCTGTCCAGAACTTGGAGAATTCTGCTGGCCAAGACAAGGAGTTGTCGAAACCAAACATGCCCTCGGGCTCAAACTTACAGGGAAAAGGTGTACCCTCCCAAAAGTCGAAGCGAAAGAGAAAGAGAGGTGGTGCAAAGAAGTCATAAAAGACTTTCCTATGTACGAACCAGATTTCCGGTTTGCAGACACATTCTTTAATTTAGACAGTTGCATTTCATTATGCGCTAGTGTTATTAATAGTGTGCCTCGAGATTCGTCTCCTGGTTATCCTCTTTCTGCATTTTATGCAACGTCCGGTGAAGCCATTGAGATGGAAGAACAATTGATTCTTCAAGTTTCTGGTGCCCGGTTGTATTTGATGATGCTTCTTGATATCATTGATATACAAGAAGCAGATAGGTTTATGACTTTGAGGTTGCGTGATCCGGTTTCAACTTTTATTAAGGAGGAACCGCATCCGAAAAGGAAAGCAGAATTGAGAAAGTGGCGAACTATCTGTGCTATATCGTTAGGTGATCAGATAGTTGAGCGTGCTATGTTTATGCATTTTGTTGATGGCATAAAAGCGCGTTATCCAGACCTTAGCTCTGCAATTGGTATAGGTTTCACAGATGAACAAATTAGTGAGTTCGCTGACAAGGTTGTTAGTAGAATTCCTAAGGGTCACACATTGTATTCAAGTGATATATCAGGATTTGAGTCCTGTATAAGTATTACGATGCTTTACTTGGTTACAGTGTGTGTGTTCCTCTGTATTCCAGGTATATACCATAGTCGTCTTCGTGCTTATCGACGTACTATGGATCTCTGGGTTTCATTTACGGCTCAGCCTATTTATTATTTCAATGATGGTACTTTGTATCAACAGTTGGAACAAGGTTTGATGCCTAGTGGTCGGTTTATGACTACTGGTGGTAATACACTGATGAGATTATTGCTGGCAGCTATAGTTAAATCTAAAGCTCCGACAGCAGCCGG